TGACCGTTTGGAGCGGCATTTCCGCACCCTGCCCAATGTTCTGCCCCTTGAACTTGCAGATGTGGGTCATGGTCAGCGCCTCCCGGTCGCGGGCCGTCACAGTATGGAGGGGATGGGTCACATCCAGCGGGTTCCCGTTGCCGAAGTATTCCACCAGGTTCGCCACCTGCACAGCGTTGTGATCTATGGCCGTCACCGTCGGCATCGGCTCGCTTACCTCTGCACCCACCACGCCGCCGTAGAACTTGGACAGGCTCGCCGCCGCCAGGCCGTAGCGGTTCGCTGCGTCTACCGTCAAGATCGGTTCCGTGAGCTTCTGTCCCCGGACATACTCGCCCCGCTCCGTGTGGTACTGGATAAGGGAGGAGGCAATCAGGCAAGCCTCTTGCTTGGAAACCGTTGTTGGTGCCGGTTCGCGGACATCTCGAATACGGTCCCCGCCGCCGGTCTGACCGATGCACATGAGGTTTGGCGTCACCAGCATTTGGTTTCCCGCCGATGTCACAGTGTGCACCGGCTCCGTAACCTTCCCGCCGACAGAGTTGGTGGTATTTGTGACGGTCCACGGGACAATGTACGGCTCTTTGCTCTTGATAACGAACTTGTCCACGCCACGGATAACCCGTCGCATGGTGTTGGCCGCCAGTGGGCGGACGGCGGTCGCGCCGTATCGCTCTTTGATTTCCTCCTTGGTGGCAAACACAGAGTAGCACGGGAGGGACCAGTCGATGATCTCCGCCGCCGCTCTCCACTTCGGCAGACCGTCCCGGCCTTCCTGGTCGTGGGTCTTTTGGGGCCATACGATAGGGCGTCCATCACACCGGGCAATCAGGACAAAACGCTTTCTGGTGGTTGGCGCTCCGTAGTCCGCTGCGATCAGCTCCCGGTGCTCAACCTTGTAGCCCAGGTCCTCAAGCTGTTGCAGCCATCGTTCGAAGGTCTGCCCAGCCTTCTTCTTGATGGGCTTGCCCTTGCGGACCGGCCCCCACGTTTGGAACTCCTCGACGTTTTCCAGGATGATAACCCTCGGGCGGACTGTTCCAGCCCAGCGCAGCACAATCCATGCAAGGCCCCGGATATTCCGGTCTACCAGGGCAGCGCCCTTTGCCTTGGAGAAGTGCTTGCAGTCCGGCGAGAACCACGCAAGGCCTACCGGGCGACCTCCGCAAACTTCCACAGGGTCCACGTCCCACACAGACGCTTGCAGGTGACGGGTGTACGGGTGATTTGTTTTGTGCATCAGAATGGCGTCCGGGTCGTGGTTGATCGCCAGCTCGACGATGCGGCCCGTGGCAAGTTCCATTCCGGTCGATGCTCCGCCGCCACCGGCGAAGTTGTCCACGATGATTTCATCTAACAGATTGCATTGATAGCCTCTCACGTTCATCTTCTCCTCCTGAACTGTCCCGCCGCCGGGCAGGTTGCCCAGTGCGGAACGAACGCCACCGGCAGCTCCCGGTTTTCTTCCTGTGGAAGCGCGCGCCGCCCGGTTATCGTGTCGCCCTCGTCGGTTACGAACACGTCCCAGCCATCTCCTTCGATGACCATGACCGGCTCCTCGTCCACCGGCATCGTCTTTCCTGCCTTTGTGTGTATCCAGTCGATATGCGCGCCGCAGCCTTTACAGATGCTCATTGTTCGCGCCACCTTCCCGCCGCCGCCATGACCTTTTCGGCATACTCGCGGTTGCCGGTGTCGTGTCCGGCATTGTAGGCAGTCAGGGCCGCGCCCAGGTCTCCGGCGTACTGGTCCAGCTTTTCCTCCAAGAACTCTATGCCGTACCGGATGTTGTCGGCAGGCGACAGGTCAGAGGGGAAATACTGGGGATTGAGCTGCATCAGGCCATAGCAGCCGACGTAGCTGACGGCATCCGTTCGGAAGGTGCTCTCCACTTCGATCAGGCCCAGGGCCAGCTCATATTGAATATTGTGCTCCTGGCACTCCTCCCACAGGACTTCTTGCAGATCGTCGGCCAGCGGCACAGAGGGCCACGGGGTGAAGGCGTCTGCCTCCTCAACCGGCAGCAGAGGCTCCGCCGCTTCTACCTGCGAAAGATATGTATAGACCGCCGGGGTGATCTCCACGATCTCCACCGCCTTGATGACATGGGTCTGCGCAGCCGCCCGGGCCGCCTCCCGCTCCGCCATGGCTTCGGCGTGCGCCTCGTCCATAATTCCGATGATACCCATACACAGGCAGATGACCGCCGCCAACATACCCATATAAAAACGGTCCGCTCTACTGGTTCTCATTGTCAATTACCTCCATGCCCAGCCACCACGCCGGGTTGTTTCTTTTGTCCTCATGCGGGCATCCGTCTCCGCCGTCACATTCGACCAGGCTACACCCGGCGCAGCAGCTCCGGTTAAACTCGGTGTCCCAGGGGCCTTCCACTATGGGGAGCGACGCCAGAAACGCGCCCAGCGCTTCCGGCGACTGCGTGATCTTTTCAAAATAGGTCATCTTCTTATGCTCCCTTCACAGCTTTGGCGTTCTTGGGTCTGCGACCGCGCTTCCTCAAGTTGCTCTGGTAGGTTCTTTCGCCCCGCTCGGCGCTGTATGCAGGCCGGAAGTTCTTATCAAGTGTGACCTCGCCGGTCCACTGGTCCGTTTTCTGCCCGCGCTTCAACTCCGTGTACACGGTACACTGGCTGATCTCCAACTCGGCAGCGATCTTGAGGGGGGATGCGTTATCATTCCACATCTGTTCAATCTTTCTGCGGTCATCAAGCGTCAGCTTTCTCACCTTTGTCACCTCGTTTCTGTTTTCCTTGCCTGATCTGGATAAAAAAATAATGCAGAAAAAGGCGTTAAACCTTTTTCTGCATTTATCTTACTAATTGAGCGTGAAAATGTCAAGGAAAAAATGCACCAAAAAATTATGCGTTATTTTGTGCAATTTTGAGCATGACAAATAGGCCACCAGCCCGGGCCGTCTGGTAGCCTTTCCACTTTATCCCCTGATTTTTGCACAATTATATATTAGATGTGGACAGTTGGCATAGAAATACCCGCCGTTTCTGCCCATTCGGCCAGCGCTGTGTTGGCGCAGACGCCGCCTAAAATCCCTCTCGGGTAGTCGTTCATCCAGTTTTCGATTTTCTTTATCTGCTGCGTGGTCACTTCGGCCAGGTTGGTCCCCTTCGGGAGCCACCGGCGGATAAGGATGTTTGCGTTCTCGTTGCTGCCGCGCTCAAAGGCGCTGTACGGGTGACAGTAATATACATGGGTCCGCTTCTGCTTTGTCAGGCACGACCGCTCTATGCCCTCGCAGTCCGCGAACTCGCTGCCGTTGTCCACTGTGATCGTGCGGAAAATCTTTCGGAACAGGCGGGACCCCAGCCTTCTTTCCAGCCGGTCCAGCGCCTTGACGGTGCTCGCCATGGTGCCGTCCGGCATCTTTATGATGATCTCCCGCCGGAACTTCCGCTCCGTGAGAACTAACAGCCTGTGCAAATCTCCCTTGCAGCTCTCCACCGTGTCCATCTCCCAGTCTCCGAACAGCTCCCGCTCGTTGATCTCCTGCGGGCGGTCCTCGATGCTGTCACCCTTGGGGAGCCGGGCGGCGCGCACCTTCCGATACGCTTTGTTCTTCTTTGCTTTCCGGGGCAGGCTCTTATTTGTCACACCCAGGAATACGCCTTTTGTAATATAGGAGTAGAGTGTCCACTTGGAGATCGTCACGGAGAAAGTCAGCCCCTCCTCCTTGATCTTGTACAGAACCGCCTCCGGGGAATACTTCTCGTTCACAATCTTGTCCTCAATGTATGCGGCCAGTGCGTAGTCGCTGCCCAGTTTCAGGGCCGGACCCTTTGCCGCGAGGTTGGCCTGGTATTTGTTCTCGGCCACGTCCGGGCAATACACTTCTCTGTCGATCAGGTCCGTTGTGCGCTGAATTGCCATGCCGCGTTTCAGCTCCCGGTAGATGGTAGTGCTGTGAACGTGCAGGGCCGTCGCTATCTCCCGCGGCTTCTTGCCTTCTTTCAGCATCTTCTCAATTTTCAATCGGTCTTTCCACTTGAGATGGGAAAAGCGCCGTCCTTTTTCGCTGCTCATGGTTGGTATCCTCCTTTGTGTTGGGGATAATAACCCATAAAAACGCATAATGTCAAGCGCTCAAACCCCTAAAACCAGAAATGACGTAGGCTTGTAAAGCCTACGTCATAATTATTTTTCGTCAGGTTCCATCAGCCAGTCAGCCGTGACGCCCAGCACCTCCGCGAGGGCGCGCAGCTCGTAGTCCTGCACCATGCGGCTGCCGTTTTCGATGCGGCTGATCGCGTCCTGTTCCAGGATGACGCCGGTGGTCTGCACCTTCGCCGCCAAATCCGCCTGCGTCAGGCGTTTCTTCGTTCTCATTTGACGGACCCGCTCGCCCGACACATTCCGGCGTCCATCGAGATCGTATATCTTCAAGTTTTGCTCGCTCCTTGTATGGGGTATTTCCATAATCTATTTGACTTTACCATAAAATCTGATATTCTTATGGTAATATCCCATAATTGCGCAAAAATAACCCAACACAAGGAGATGGGCACATGAAGAAAATTATCATTGTCGCGTTGTCGCTGGCGTTGCTGACGCTTTCCGCCTGTGGAGGAAGCGATGACGCCGCCGCGCTGGTTCCTTTCGCATCCAACGAGTATCAGGGCGAGTATCTGGATGCCGTTGTCGCAGAGCTTGAGGGGGCCGGATTTACCAACATCAGCACCGAGGCGCTTTTCACGCTTTCGGACGGCGAGAACGGCACCGTCGGTACTGTCACCATCGACGGTAGCCACCTGTTCCGTAAGCTGGACAAACACGCTCCCGACGTTCCTGTTGTGGTATCTTACTACGAGCTTGAGGAGGAAGCACCGGAAGCACCTCCCGAGAACACCGCCGAGCCGGAGCCTCCCGCTCCCGTGGTCTACACCGCCGACGCCGCCTCCATACAGCAGCTCGCGTCTGATAAGTTCGGCTTCGACTATGACAGCCTTTCAGTAGAGTGGGACGACTTCGACAGCGCCTACGCCGTGTATTTCCACCCCACGGAAATGCCTATGGATGAAACGCACTGGGTCCGACAGGCCATAAACCGCTACATCCTGTTCTGTCAATTCGCCTATGAGATCGAGGGCGTTGACCGTATCCGCTTCAATATCACAGCGGATGGTCAGGACCAGTACGGAAACGCCGTCACATTCGAGGGTCTTGAGGTCCTGATGACAAAGGAGTA